TCGCCTTCGAATAATCGGCATTTTAGCCCTGGCTACCATAAACAGCCGTCAAATTTGCGCTTTTGTTGTAACCGTTATCAGTGATCGAGTTACAACGAAATTTTGCACGTATCGGCATGGTAACAAACTTAAACAGGTGAAAAAATAAATATTGTAAGCCCCAAAAATAGAAAAACCCGGGGGAAACCGCCCCGGGAATTTCAATGTTAACCTACTCAATTGTTACGCACTGGTTAAAACTTCCCACGCTGCTGCAACCCGTACGTTCAGTTTGTTGGTGGTGGTATTGTAGATTAACAAGCCGGTAAACAGATCGGTACCCGTTAACGCGTCGCGTTGTGCTGTTGTTAACTTCGGTATAGCGTTACGCTGTAGCTGGATTATTTCGGACGCCGTGGCCGCTTCGGTGCCGTCCAACATTTTTTGAATATCTCCAAAACCTTTTGCCATAACTGTAAATTTTAATCGAAAATAACAATTATTCGGTTGTTACCGCCTGGGTACCATTTCTAAGTAACTAGCTTTTTCGTTTCCTAACCTTATTTCATCAAAATACAATACCCTTAGTTTCGTGTCTGAGGTTTCGCTGCCGTTCCAGGCCGATTTATAAATACCTAGCTTCAAATTTGGGTTTTTGTAAGTATTCCCGACCTTGTACATGTTGGGACCGGTCCGGCTCAATATTTTAACATCATCCCGCCACATATCAACGATACCGGAAGAGCCCGACGAATGGACTATGTGCATAACGTAACTGTGCCACTTATCCTTATCAATGGCGCCCAGGTCCACCCATATGTCGCCCATTATTCGCAAATAAAGCCGATCCTTTTTAGTTCTCAGGCAAAGCGCTGGCGTGGCTCCCCCGCCCTGGTGCCATTGGGTTATAACCTCGTCTTTTCGGTCGTACTTATAGGCCGCTGCGGGGAAATACAACGCGAAGGAATACCACCGGTTTAGGTTGGTTATGGTTGGAAAAGTAATTTCCGCCCGGGTACCGTTGTTATTCAACGGGTCGCCGTCCCTTAATTCAAACCGGGCCGATTTTGCGCCACTATACACCGGCGTGTCGGCAATGGTAATACCGTACTTTGTTGTTGTCTGCTTGCTTACGTAACTGCTGAAAATGGTACTACCTTCCGCCGTTTCCTGGTAAATGATGTTTGTTTGACTGGCCGCAATAAGCGGCAACAATATTAATGGGATTAGTAAACGCATACATTTGGATTTGATGAATTACAAAAATACTACATACTAGCCGGGGCGTGTAACGTTTCCGGTTCGCCTGGTATAAGGTCCAGCAATTGGCGAACTGTTCGCCAGTCTATAAACTCCCGTTCGCAAAGATCCGGGTTATACATAAGCGGCGCGCCCAGTGCCGCGTCGTCTATGTAGTGGTGCGCGTACACTTTCGGGCTACTGGTCCACTTCAACTGGTCCGGGTTAATATTGGCAGCGTAAAGCTCGATACCGTTGTTTTTAAACCATTCCACGGCGTCGGTTAGGTAGTTTTTGCCGGGTTGATCGCTGCGCATAGTGTGCAAAATGATCTTTCCGCCCTGCTGCTGTATGTATTGCAGGGTTTCAATGGCGCCAGGCACGGGCGCGCCTATCTGCGGGAACTTGTGGAAAACAACGGTGCCGTCAAAATCAACGGCAAAAACCAATTTTTTAAATTTCTGGCTCATGGGCTCAAAGTGTTAAATAGTGTTTGAAAATTTTGGTTAAAACATATTCCAGGGCGTCGGACGGGTGGCCGCGTTTTTCGAAACGCTCCCCCGTTACTTCGTCTTTGGTCAGTTCTTTTACCTTTCCTTTTGCGCCTTCCTTGGTATGCTCCATATCTTCAATAAGTTCCTCTAAACTTTCGTCAATAATTAGCTCAATTTCAGGGTATTTGCCGGCCAACACGTCATTAATAAAGTCCTTTCGCTTACCTATGCCTATGTTAGGGATCTGCACCTGCTTACTACTGTTATGCAGGTATTGCCACAATGCCTCGGCCATGATCTTGTAATTTGTAACCGGTCCCAGCCCTGGAATGCGGTTGTTTCCCGACGCGTCGCCGTAATACAGGACCTCGGTAACATTGGGGTCGTGATCTTCCATAAAGGCAGCGCAAACAGCCTCGGTGCTATTTCGCGGGCTCTTTAAAAAATACCCCTTATACACGCGCACGCGCGTAACCTCGATCGCTTTAAGGCCCGGCGCTGGAACGTCGAATTTATTACCCAGTTCATCAATGTAGCGGGTCAAAAATTCCAGTTGCAAACAAATGCAGGTCATGAACGGCACAACGTTAAAGTCCCAGGATATGTGCACACTCAGGCCCGGGATATACGCCACGCGGCCCACGTGTTTGTCCCGGTTCCAAAATGGGTAGTATTCCCCGCCTGTTTTGGCGAACGGGTAACCGTGTATTAGCTTCAGGATCTTAGCCGCGTCGTGGTTGTAGTCCTGTTTTTTCTTTTCGAAGTAGTCCGGCGGTAGGTTGTGCGCGTTATGGTACGCGCTGTAAATGCAAACGGCTTTATTTTCAAACTCCTTATAAAAAAAGCCCCTTTCCTCCGCTTCCACGGCTTCCCGGATCTGCTTAGTAAACCGGTCCAGCTTAAACATGGCATTCAACCAGGCAACGGTACCGCCTGCAGGGCTGGTGTGAATGTATAACGGGTTCCATGATTTCCAGCCCAGCCCTTCCGCTTGTTCCGGGGTAATCTGGGCATTAAAAAATACCTCGCCATCTTCCACCCGGTACCATAACCCATATTGGCGCAAACGGCCCATAATAACGTCGGTTAGTGCCTGTTCCTTTGTGTCTTTGGTTTCGTCAAGGTGCGCCCAGGCAAACTCCTTACCGTCGTGGGCCTTGTAGTTTTCCAAGGATCCGGTGAAGATAACCGCCCCGTTGTAGAAACTTATTATACCGTCGTAATCCGGCAGCTCATGCAGGCGCTCGAAATGCGCGGGCGGGCGCTTGTTATACACAAAGGCACCGGTCCGGTTACTCTTCGGGTGGTATTCAGTAAAGCCGTACGTTTGTTTCCAGATCTTAAAAACGCGTACAAGGGTTGACTGGGCGAGCTGCATGTGGGTATTTGCGCCTATAAAGCCCAGGGCTTCGGGAAATTCGGCCACCTTGTTACCACTATCGTACGCAATAACCGCACTTTTACCGCCGCCCTGGCCGCTCATATCCAGTATAGTGCTTTGCCTGCATTCCAGTACCGCGGCCTGTGGTTCCGATAATTCTACTTTTATGTCGTTATCTTCCTGCATTTGCTAAATACCTTTTCGCATACTCGAAACCAACACACGGCCGGCCGGCGTCCTTATGGTCCGGGGTGTGGCAATTTAAACGCCCTTCCCAGGCCAACTGCTCGAATACATCCAATGTGGTTAATGTATCGCCCTGGTTAAGATCCAGCGGCTTTTTAAATGCGCAATCGTGGCACATACGGCCACAAAAGCCCAGGCGCGCGCCTGCTTTAGCAACTTCCTGCATCCATGGTCCCAGTTGCTCAGGATCCCGGGGCGGGACTATTGGCGGGGGCGTGAAATTTTTTCCCATTCGTCGTAGTTGATTGTTTTCAGCAGCGTTTTTTGGTAAAAGTGGTTTAAGTTCATCCACCTTTCGTGTTTCTGGTTTTCGCATCTAAAAAGTAACTTACTAAGCTGGTGAAAAACAATGTCGCCAATTTTAATCTTTTCCATCATTGTGGGTTTTGTATAGTTTGGGCCTGTATTGTGGTTTCCCGTTTCAAAAACACCACCTTACGCTGTATAACGGTAGTGTTGTTTACCTGGGTGGTGTTGTTTACTGTGTTCATCTGGAGGGCTGTTTGCGGCACCTCAATGCCCAGGATCTTGCAGCGCATTTCTGTGCACCATTGGATCCCGGTTAAAAAACGCGGGTCGCCGGTATTGGGCTTTTCGTCGTCGCGGACCTGGGCCAGCGCCATACGTTCACCGTCGCCCTTTTTTTTGATCTTGGTTTTTTTAACCTGGGTTTGGCAGGAACGCTCCCAGGCATCCCAGTACGTTGCCTCTAAACGGTTGATCTTTTCCAGCTCGATGGCCTTGTGGTTTTCCACCATTTCAGTTTTCCGGGTCTTCCACTCTTCCGTTGCTTCCTGTATAAACTTTTTTACGGTTGACATTGCGAACCGGTGGCCGCCCGTTTGCTCTTCAGCCAGATCAATAACGCGCGCCATGCTGTTACCCTGTAGGTATAGGCTTACAATCAATTGCTTTTCGTTTAGTTTTCTAGCCTGTACCGGGGTTATGCGCGGGCGCCTGCCGTTGTTAGGCTGTTCATTTCGGTTTGATTTCATCGGGCTTTCAGTTTTGCAACAAAAAAACAGGCGGTTGGGTTTTGCCGTTCCTTCCGCCTGTTACAAAATACGCGCTTTCCGTTCATTTTTCGGAGTTTACCGCCTTATTTACGTCTTTTTAGACCATTGGGTTACATTCTGGGCACCTTTCAGCGCTTACAAATCGGGTTCCGCAATCTGTGCATTCCCGCCAATTTTGCAACGGCCTTGCCTTTACGTTGTGGCCCTGCCTTGCCCGCCTCTTCCGGCGCTTTTCCCTTATACTTGCTTGCTGGCTC